CCCGGTGGACAGGAGCGCCAGCGCCGGCGGCCAGGATACCGCCGGTGCGGAAGGCGGCGCGGCGGCGAACGTCGGGGGCGTCGCCGCGCCGTCGATCGCCGAGCTGGTCGCCGAGTTCCGCGCGGCCGGCGCGGAGCTGCTTTCGGCGTACATCCTGCTGCGCAACGCCGCGTTGTCGGGCGCCGCCGAGGATGCCGCGGTCGCGCTGGACGCGATCTCCGAGCTGAACGCGGATCTGCCGCTGGGGGTCAGCGCCTTGCGGCTGAAGCTCGAGGCGTCTGATGGTGAGCTGGTGGCCATCGAGGGCAAGTCCCGCGATGGCAAGCCCTTCCGGCGCGCCGGCCACGTCTTCGGCGCTGACTTCCAGTCCTATCTCGTCAGCAGGGACGCGCTCGAGCGGATCCGCGCCGACCACGGCATCGTCACGCGGGATCCCGCCTGATGGCCCCGGTCGCCGCCCCCTGTCCTGATGCGGTCGGCGAGACCGCCATGCAGCTGGCCTACCGCCAGCAGCGGGCGGTCTGGCGCGGCCAATTCCTGGACCTGGCGGCGGCCGGCGCTTTCCGAGCTCCGGAACACCTGCAGCCTGGTCTGCAGGCCCACCTCTTCCTTGATGCGGCCATGCCCATCGACCAGGCCGCCGCGGAGGCCGCGTGAGCCGCGCCTTCGACATCGTGGTGGCGGCGATGATGGCCGACCTGCGCCGCCAGGAATGCCGGCTCCAGCCTTACGGCTCCGAGTTGGACAGCGGCTACGATGGCGCGCGTTTCGACGTGGCCCAGACTGCGGCTGCCGGCCTGCGCGCCCTGCGGAACCTCGACGACGAGGCGCTGATCGAGATCATCGAGGGGTGCGCCGCGATGGAAGGCGTCCAGCACGGCCTGGTGTCGATCCTCGACGCCGTTCTGCGAGGCCGGCCGTGACCTTCGCGAGCGCCCAGGATCTCGTCACGCGCTACGGACAGCAGGAGATCCTGCTGCTGGCCGACCGCGACGGCGACCAGCTGGCGGACGCCGGCGTGCTCGAGGGGGCGCTGGCCGACGCGGACGCGGAGATCATCTCCGAGCTGGCGGGCTCCGTCACGATCGACACCGCCAACCCGCCCCGCAACCTGGTGCGCCTCTCGTGCCAGATCGCGCGGTATCGGCTCTACGGCGCGAACCCGCCCGAGGCGGCGCGCAACGACTACCTGGACGCCGTCAAGTTCCTCCGCCTGGTGCGCGAGGGCAAAGCCAGCCTCGACGGCGGCGACGCCCAGCCCACCGTGACGCCGCCGCCGAGCTTCGCCGCGGCCTCGGAGCCGGGCAACCGCATCTTCCGGCGGGGGCTCTGATGTCGATCCGCTTCCGCGTCACCCTGGACGACGAGCCGCGCCGGCTGCTGGCGGCTGCCGCCGCACGCGGCGAGGACATGCGCCCGGCGCTGCGGGCGATGGGCCAAGCGGGCGTCGCACAGACGCAGCGGCGCTTCGTCACCAAGCGTGCGCCGGACGGATCGGCCTGGCGTCCGACCGACAAGCCCTCCGGGTCGACCATGATCGCGAGCGGCCTCCTGCTGCGCTCGATCTCCGCCCGTCCGCCGTCCGACACGGCCGTCGAATGGGGTTCGAACCGCGTTTATGCGGCGATCCGCCAGCTCGGCGGGATCATCCGCGCGAAGGGTGGCGGCTACCTGCGATTCCGCGTGGGCGCCAACGGCGGCTGGGTGGCCCGAAAGGAGGTCAGGCAGCACGCGCGGCCCTACCTCGGCGTGAACGACCAGGACATGGCCGAGTTCGCGGCGATCGGGCTTCGCCACGTCGCCGGCCCTCTGGGAGGCCGCTGATGGACATGCTTGACCTGGGGCTGGCGAAGGACCGCTTGGCGGCCAACGCGCCGTCGCTGCGCAACATCGGCTACGCGGCCGACTTCAACGCCGCCATGCAGCCGGGCGCCGTCATCGCCAGTCCCTCGGCGTTCGTGCTGATCACCGGCGAGGAGTGGATCCCGCCCCGCGATGCCTCTGCGCCCATGCGGCAGAGCGCGAACATCACCGTGAGCGTCCTGGTGGCGGTCAAGCTGGCCGGCCCGCTGGGCGCCAACGGCCTGGCCGCCCTCGAGCAGCCGGTCCGTGAGGCCCGCCTCGCCATGTTCGCCTGGCACCACCCAGACGCGGAAGGGCCGTTCGCTCTCTCGGGCGGCGGCATCGAGGACTTCAACGGCCAGACCGGCGTCCTCCTCTATCGCCTCGACTTCACCGCCCTCGCCAAGATCCAGGAGACCCTGTGAGCCGCAAGCCCAAGGCCGCCGAACAGGCCGCCGACACCACGACCGCCGGCGCGCGCCGCCGCCCCGAGCTGGACGACGCCTCCGTCCGCGCCGCCTGCAAGGCTTCGATCGCCGCCGGCTTCCCGCCGCCGGCGCAGCTGGTCGAGCAGCTGGGCGGCGCCCACGCTGTGGCGGCGCTCGAGGCCGAGGTGGCCGCAGAGCAGCGGAGCGCCGACCCGGCCGGCGCGCCCGCTGAAACCCCCAACCAAAGCCAGGAGGGCTAAGGTCCATGGACCGCCAGCTGCTGCTCGCGAAGCAGGAAGTCACATACGGCGTCGACCCGGTCACAGCCGCGGTCGACACCATCTGGGCCGAGGAGGTCCGCCACCAGCTCAGCGGCCAACGCGTCAAGCCAAGCCCTGCGAAGCCGGGCGTCGGGCCCGTCGCGAGCCACGTGTACGGCGAGTACTGCACGGTCACCTTCAAGGTGCCGCTCGCGGGCTCCGGTGTTGCGGGCACCGCCCCCAAATGGGGCAAGCTCATGAAGGCCAGCGGCTGGCTGGAGACCATCGTGGCCGCCACGTCGGTGACGTACGCGCTCCTGGCCGACCCGCTGACCGCCTCGACCTCCCTGACGCTGAAGTGGCGCGATGGGAATCGGCGTGTGCACCTGGTCACCGGCTTCAAGGCCAAGGTCGATTTCGAGCTCTCGGCCGGGAACCGCCCGATGCTGGTCTTCACCGGCAAGGGGCTGCACAACGACGTCACCGAGGCCGGCGCTGTCCTGGCGCATGCGGACGCCGACTTCTCTGGCTGGCTGGACGCCAAGCCGGTGGCCTCCGGCACCACCACCTTCGCCTACGCGGCGGTGACGGGCTTGGGTCTGCGCGAGCTGAGCTTCCAGCAGACCGACAACGTGAAGTTCGTCGATGTGCCCGAGCAGGAGAACGTCCGCCTCCTGGGCGAGCGCGCCTTCACGGGCAAGATCGCCATCACGTGCCCCCTGCCGTCCGTCCTGAACCTCGAGAGCAAGTGGAAGGCCGGGACGGTCGACACCTGGTCGATGGTGCACGGGGGCACGGCCGGGAACATCGCGACCATCAACGGTCGCAGCCAGCTGGTCGAGCCGAGCTACGAGCGCAATCAGGACGGCGACGACATCGCGAACGCGGGCATCGAGCTCGTGCCGTCCTCGCTCACCACCGACAACGACCTGGCCGTCGTCCTGACGTAACCAGGCCTGGCTCTCCTACCCGGGAGAAGATGGGGGCGGCCCCACCCGGAGAGTTCCTGTGAAGGCCGCCCCCTGACTTCCGGGGAGCCCCATGCGGGCATTGGAGAAGACACATGAAGTTCGACTTTGGGAGCCTCGATCGGGACATCGAGGCGGACTGGCCCGTGCGCGTTTCTGTGCCGCAGGACGGCGGCAAGGCGCAGGAGGAGGTTTTCCTCGTCCGCTTCCGGGTGACGTCGGACGCGGACCTGATCAGCCTTGGCATGGGCGTCGAAGCGGCGAAGAAGTCGCTGCGCAAGTGCATCGTGGGCCTGGCGCAATCGGAAGGGCGCGAGCTGACCGACGAGCTGCTCACCAAGATGCTGGACCGGGCCTACATCCGAACCGCCCTGGTCACCGCCTACAGCGAATTCTCCCTGGGCATCGAAGCAAAAAACTGAAGCAGGCGGCCAGGCTGGTCGCGGTGGGACGCACCGGCGACAGCGAGGTCACCTCGGGCGAGCTGCAGCGGATGGCGGACGATCTCCGCGACCTTGCCGGCGCGACCGAGGCGCAGATCGAGGCGGCGTTGGCCCAGCATCGGGCCGCCGCCCAGCCGGCCGTCTTCCGCGTCCACCCCGCCAACGTGACGGCGGTGCGCCTGTTCCAGGGGATGCAGACCCAGTGGAACATGATCGTCGCCTCTTCGCTCGGCGGCGCCCTGCTGCTGCAGACCGGCCTCAAGTACGAAGCGCTCGATCGCGTCGCCCGCGGCCTCGGCATCGAGGAAGGGCCTGACGACTTCCGCCGCCTGCAGCTGATGGAGGCCGAGGCCCTGCTCGCCTGGTCGGAGGCGCGGCGTTGACCGACCTTGTCGCTCGTCTGCGCCTCGAGACGACTGGCGGCGGCCAGGCCGCTGGCGAGATCCGCCAGGTCGAAAGCGCGCTGGATCAGATCCCGGCGTCGGCCGCGGCCGCCGGCGCATCGTTCGACCGGCTCAGCGCCTCGCAGCAGGCCTTCGTGGCGCAGTACAGCCGCGGCGCCTCTGCCTTCGCATCGGACAGCACGAAGGTCGCCGGCGGCGCCCGCCTGGCCGGCCATGAGATCCTGAACCTTTCGCGGAACATCGCCGACGTGGGCGTCTCGGCGGCGATGAACATGAACCCGCTGATGATCCTCATCCAGCAGGGTCCGCAGATCGCCGACGTGTTCCAGCAAGCCGCGGCGCGAGGCGTGTCGTTCAAGTCGGCACTGGGGGAGCTGGGCGGGATGGCCCTGTCCGTCCTGGGGCGAGGCGGCCCCATCCTGGTCGGCGTCGGTGTCCTGGGCATGCTGGTCGCCGCCTTCGTCGAAGGATCCAACGAGGCTGCCGACTTCCAGAACACACTCGCGGCGACCGGCAACTACGCCGGCCTGACCGCCCAGGCCTATGAGGACATGGCCGCGCGGATCTCCAAGGCCACCGGCGAGAGCGTGCGGACCAGCAAGGCCGGGATCAGCCAGCTGGTGGCCACGGGCCAGTTCTCGGCTGCGACGATCGAGAAGATGACCTTGGCGGCCGAGCGGTACAGTCAGCTCACCGGCAAGAGCACTCAGGAGATCCTGAAGGACTACGCCGGCATGTCGCAGGGCGTGACGGATTGGGCGGTGAAGCACGCCCTGGCGCACCACGACCTGACGCTGGCGCAGATCAAGTACATCGAGAAGCTGGAGAAGTCGGGCCAGGCCGAGCGCGCCTACCAGCAGGCGATGGACGACATCAACGCGTCGATCCAGGGTCGCGCCGTGCCGGCCTACGGCTTGCTCGAGCGGACGTTGCATGACGTGGCGGCCGCCGCCTCGAACATGTGGGACAAGCTCCTCGGCATCGGCCGGCCCGACACCATCGAGGGCCAGATCGAGAAGGCCAAGGCGCGGCTGGCCGGCCTCAACTCTGCCTACAACTCCGACCTGGTGAAGAGCGGCCAGGGCGAGAACGTCCTGCGCGCCCGGCGCGACACACAGCTGCACCTGGACCTGCTCCAGTTCAACAAGGCCGGCATCGACCAGGCGGCGGCTGCCGAGGCCAAGCGGGCCCAGGAGGAAGCGGACAAGATCCGCAACGCCTACCCGAAGGGCTCGAAGTCGAGCGCGGGCAAGTTCGACGGCAGCGACATGGCCATCGAGGCCGCGGCCCGCGCCGAGCTGCAGGCACGCATGGCCCTCACCAAGAACGTCGAGCAGGTGGCTGCGCTCAAGCTGCGCGAGATCGACGCCGAGCAGGCGATCCAGCGCGAGCGCGTCCAGCGCCAGGTGAAGGAAGGCTCAATCACCAAGGCCGCGGCCAAGACCGTGCTCGCGAAGCAGGCCGAAGCCGCGGCCCTGCAGCGCGAGCTGGTGCGCCGCGAGGAGGCCGCCGGTATCGCCGCGCGAGAGCTGGAACGGCGCCAGTCGATCGGCGGGCTGCTCGACCGCCAGGCGACGGCCGAGGCCGCAGCCGCGCGAACGGCTTCTGAGGCCAACCGCATAGAGCTTGCCGCCTTGAACCGTCGCCAGGCGCTGGAGCGCGATGCCCTGGCGGAGAAGAACCGACAGGCCGTGCAGGAGAAGGCGCTCACCGAGGCTGAGGCATTCGCCCTTGCCGTCCAGCTCGAGGCGACCCAGCAGGCCGAACGCGATCAGACTACCCGGGAGCAGCGGGCGCGCCTTGAGGAGGAAGCGCTTCGGGGTGCCATCGCGTCTCGCGAGAACCAGGTCGATCTCCTGGCCTCGGAGGGGGCGCTGCTGAAGTCGAGAGTCGCGCGCAACCGCGTCGAGCTGCAGATCCTGAAGGCCCAGCACGACATCGAGCGCGTGAAACTTCAGGAGGTCGCAGCCTCGGCGAACTCCAGCAAGACCGAAGTGGCCATCGCCGAGGCCCGGCTGCGCGTGCTGGACAAGATCCAGGCCAACGAGGTGAAGCTTCTTGAGCAGCAGACGACGCTGCTCGAGACGGTCACCGAGGCCACCGATGCGGTGGCCGGCTTGAAGAATGCCTTTCGACGCGGCGACTGGGCACGGGCGCTCGCCGAGTTCCAGCGGACGATCGAGACCGCCGGGGATGCGCTGAGGAACCAAGGCCTCGGCGGGGGCCTGCTGACTGCTGGCACCGCGGCCGCCCAGCTCATCGGCGGACGGACAGGACGGGTCGCGGGGACGTCGCTTGGGATCGCGGGCTTCGGTCTCGGCGTGGGGACCTATGCCGGCACCGCCGCCGGCGCCGCGGCGCTGGGCAGCATCGGTCTCAGCGCGGGGCTGATCAGCGGGATCGCGGCGGCCGCCCCGCCGATCGCGGCGGCCGCGGCTGTCCTCTACGCAGCCGCGAAGATCTTCAACATCGGCGGCAAGCCCTCGAACAAGGGCGCCGGCGTCGACCTGGTCACCGGCCAGGTCACCGGCGACAAGCGCGACCAGGAGACCGAGAGCGCGGCCCGGAAGGCCGCCGAGACCATCCTGGGCATCCAGGACGCGCTCAAGTCCTACGGCCTGGATCTGAAGACCACGATCAACGGCCTTGTGCTGGGGACCCGCGACCCGACGCAGATTTACACGTCGACCGGCAAGACCCTGACCAGCGCCAAGGGCGACGTCGGCGCCGCCGTCGACACCGCGCTGAAGGCGTTGATCGAGGGCGCGACGTTCCAGTCGGAGGCCCAGAAGAAGCTGGTCGAGAGCCTGGTCGCGACCGGCAAGGGGTTCGACGCGATCAACGAGGCGCTGGCCAGCTATGCGGCTGCCCAGAAGATCCCGCAGCAGATCAACGACGCCATCCTGCAGCTCACCGACCCCAAGGCCTTCGCCATCGAGGAGCTGAAGCGGGCTCAGGAGGAACAGCGCAAGGCGCTGAAGGCCGCAGCCGACGCCGGCTACATCACCGCCGAAGTCTTCGCCGAGGCGTCGGCCAAGCTCGCCACTCTCGAGGGGCTGCAGCTCGCCGAGGTCATGAACCGCTTCTCGGACGCGGTGAACAAGAGCACCGAGGAGCTCGAGGAACAGGCGTCGCGCCTGCGGGGCTCGATTGTCGACCGCATCCTCGAGCTGACCGACCCCGCGGCCTACCGCGTGAAGCGGGTGAACGACGACATCAATGCGCGCATCTCCGAGGCGCAGCCGCTGATCGCCGCCGGGGTCCTTGGTGAGGAGTTCCTGAGCTTGGCCGAGCAGCTGCGCGCGCTCGAGCTCGCCAAGCTGGCCGAGGAGATCGACGGGACCACGAAGGCCTTCCAGGACGCGCGACCGCGGCTCCTCTCCTGGCTCGACCAGGTGCGCGCCGGTCCGGCGAGTGAGACCTCGGCCCGGGCCCAGCGGGAAGAGGCGCTGCGGCAGTATCAGCGGGAGCTCGCCAAGGCGCAGGGCGGCGACGCGGCTGCTCTGGGCAGCATCACGTCTTACGCGGACCGGCTCATCGAGGCTGACCGGAGCGCGACGAGCTCGGCCAGCGCCCGGCTGGCGCTGCGGAACCAGGTGCTCGGCGAGATCGAGGGCCTCGCCGGCCGCGGCGCCCAAACCCCGGCTCAGGCGATCGCCCAGCTGCAGGCGCCGCTGGCGCAGCTGGCCCAGGCCTCGGCGGCCGAGCTGGCGGCGCTGACGCCGACCGGCAAGGCCGTGGTGATCGCCAACCTGCCCAGCATGCAGGCCATGTACGGCCAGGTGCTG